GAATTTGGTAAAAGGTTTATTGAATGTTATGGTAAAAGTGATATTCCATTATATAAACGACCAGAATATCATAGGGAACACATGTATTTCAAAAAACATGGATGTTTAAAGGGAGAGTTAAATGGCAGAAAGTAAAGTTATATATAGCTTTTGTGGTGGTTCAGCGAAAACTAAATCACCTAATATACAAGGTTCTAGTATTTCTAGGAATATGTATACATCATATAATTCTTCCAAGGACGACGCAAGACGTTTTATGCAGAGCTGCCCAGGTATCAAATACCTATTATCTTTGGGTAATTCCGGACAAATCGACGGTATGTTTGTTCCTTCTACTGGTTTGAGGGACATGAACTTTGCACCGTCGTTATTTGTCGCTTATACAGGCAGCATTTATAGAATCGACAACGGTTACAATGTAGAAGTAATCGGTCAGTATACTTCCGGCAACAAAGTAGAATTCGCGGAATCAGGCGGTGAACGTGCTATTTTGCTCTGGGTTGACGGTGTTGCAATTTACGGCTATGACCTCAAGGAAGGCAAGTCTGTTTCTATTACTTTGCCTAAGCGTATTACAGAAAACAATTATATCAGACCTACCCACATAGCGGTAGTTTCTGGTTCTATCGTTTTGAATGACCTTGGTTCCGGTTACGTTTATTATTCCAAGCCATATCCTCTTTCTCAAGAACAACGCCAGGTTTTCGATATTCTAAACGGCCAGGTACAATATGAAGAGGATGAAATTACAGTAAAAACTAAGCCAGTAGATTCCGGCGAATATTGCTTCCTCGACGATTACGGTGTTCAGATGTATTTCAATGCCGAATCTTCTTCTGACCGTGTAACGGCAATCTATTCTGTCGGTGCTTTATTGACTCTTTACGGTCCTTCCTCTATTGAATTCTGGCAGAGAGGCGACGCCGAAACATATCAGACATGGCAAAGAGTTTCCTATACTATCAACAAGGAACAGGGTCTCGAGGCAAAGTATTCTCTGGCTTCCGTTAATCAGACCCAGTTCTGTATCGGTACCGGTAAGGCAAACGCAAAGTGTGTGTTGATGATTGACGGTACGAAGGTTTCGAAGATTTCTGAAGAATGGCTTGACAGAATTCTTAACGATAACGAAATCTCGAATACGCGTGCATGGACCTATTCCAAGAATAACCACAGCTTCTATCTTTTCGCTGTCGGTAACGAATGCTATTGCTACGACATTACTACAGGCGAATGGCATATAAGAAGTTCTAGAAACTTCTACACTTCCAAGAATAAGCGTTACATGCCGTTGTATGCAGTATGGTTCAATAACAAGATTATTACCGGTTGCTGTGAGAACGGTAATCTCTACATATTGGACGACAATTACTACAAAGAAGACTTCAATGCAACTGATAGTTTGCCGTTATACCGTGTAAGACAGACACCGGTTATTACAGCCGATTATAAGCCGTTCTTACTTTATCAGCTTTCTATCGAATGTAACGCTGGTTGTATCGAGAATTACGGAAAACTTTCCACATGCCTATTGCAGATGAGTAACGATGGCGGCTATACATTCGGTAACGTTATCGAGGCAGGTTTAGGTGAAAGAGGCCAGTATTCTGCACGATTGAATTGGCTTAACTTGGGTATGGCACGTCAATGCGTTTTGAGGGTTATGTTCTCTGAAGATTCTGATTTCGTAATTTCTGACGCAACGTTAAGATTCGATATTCTGAATACGCCGATTTAAGGAGAAAATATGATAATAAACTATGGAAGTAAAATTGCAGACGTTCTTCAGGCTATTCAGGGCACATGGAACAACATTGTCGATAACGATTGGCAGGTTGTAGAAATGGGTACTATTAAGTTTTACAGGAAGATGTGTAAGGCGGGCAATAACGTCCTTCCTTCCACTTTTCTTAAGAATAGAAATAACGTAGTAGGCTATTGGGCTTTTACTAAAAACAACGTAACAGGCGGTGTAATCGGAGTACAGGACCAGTACATTACACTGGAATCTAACGCACTGGTCATAATCATAAATATTTAATAGGAGAAATTATGGGTTTCGGTGATATAGTTTCAAATGTATTCGATCCCGGTGACATCTTCGGTTATCGCGGAGGCAAGAACGTAGCTGCAGCAAATGCGGCTCTTGACGAGGCATACGGCGCGGCTGAAGACGCTGCAAGTCAGAACGCCGGTCTTTATAGACAGTACATGGACAAGGTTAACAACGCCTACGGCAATCAGGCAGGTCAGTATGACCAACGTGTGGCAGACCTTGAATCCATTACGCCTTATGATGCAGGCCAGTTCGATGACAGTAAGTATGGTAAGACTGTCGAGGATTTCTATTCCAAGGCTGCAAATCAGCGAGTGAACAAGGCCACTAACGCCATTACGAACTCTATGGCAAATGCCGGAAATATGTTCAGTTCTGATTATACTGACGCGCTGGCAGCAAAACAGCAGGCACTGGCTTCTGAAGAATGGGATAAGGCATTTGACCGTTATTCCAAGGACCGCTCTCAGGCACTCCAAGAATTTTCTACAAACGCAAACATCGGTCAGCAAACTTACAATAACCTCTACAACAAGAACAAGGATCTTTTGGGTCTTTCTCAGAATGCTTTGGACAATACTACCAATGCGTTCGGTTCCTATGTACAGGGTCTTGCAAATAACAACAGCATGTTAGCACAAAACAAGGCTTCTATTGCACAGGCTAAGGCAGCTAACCAGATGTCGCAAAATAAATCTTTACTTGGTAAAATTTTCGGATAAGGAGAAGTAAAAATGATTCCTTTAATTATGGCAGCAATTTCGATGGCTCAGAAGAAGGCTCAGAATGAAAATCAGGATTTGCAGAATCTTCAAAATAATATGCAGACTCCGATTCAGGTTCAGCCACAGCCTCAACAGTTTCCAACAATTAATTCGGTATTCGGTAATCGATAATGGGTTGGTTCAGAGGTCTATTTGCAAGGGTCTTTGGACCTAAACCGGATTTGACACCGGTCGACGACGTGTTGCCTAACAATGCGCCACAGGGATTCGTATACGATTTAAAGTATATTCCAGGTGCCGCACAAAATAACGCTCTCAGAAACAGGGCAGAAAACGACGCAGCATTGGCACAGACTCAGAAAGAGCATAACGACGCCCTTAACGCATATCTGGCCTCTACCGGTTATCCTCCAGCAATACGTAAACAGTTGGGACAAGACTTAGAAAAGAAACTTGCGAAATGGAATCCGAAAGTAGACAAGTCGCCACGTAGACCTCTTACACCTTCGTCTTCCGCAATTTCTGAAATTAAGATAAATCCTGATAATACTATTGGTATCAAGTATGGTCCGAATTCAAAGAGTTATACTTTCAGAGGTGCCAATAATATTCAAGACGCTGCGAAGGAAGTATTAGCTTTAATCAATAGTAGCTCATTAGGACGAGAATTAAATACTAAGATCCCTGGTACTTGGGGAAGTAGGCATAGAATTTAATTTTCGTTTCTCTCGACGTTTCCTATTGTATTCATCTTTATGTTCTTGATACCAGAGTTTTTTCTTTAAAAGCTCTGCTTCTCTATTCACATAATAAAATTTTTTACTTTCGGAACGATGATAAGCCTTTGTATCGATGAAATCAGCTCTTCTTAATCCTAATGGATTATTTGTATAGGTATTATTTGAATTTTCTCTTGGTGATGCCCATCTTAGATTCCACATATCGTTATTTTGTGTATCTCTATCTATATGATCGACATAAGGTTTATTATTTGGATTCGGTATGAACGTTTCAGCAATTAACCTATGAACAAGATATTCCGTTTCATTAATTTTAACCCTATAATATCCTTTACTATTCAAACTACCAAAAGTCCATTTTCCATTAAAATTTCTTCTTTTCGGTATATAAATCATTCCATCTGACCTAACAAGAACATCTGGAATATATGGATGTGCCTTTACTTTAACTCTTGTCATACGTAATAAATATAGTATATTGTTTTGGATATGTCAACCCGTATCTAATAAATAATAAGAGGTTTTATATGGCATTAAATACACCACAGTTTGGAATTCCTACTTCGTTAGTTTTCGGAGTACGCGACTTTTCCAAGGACATCCGTCAGAATCAGGCCGAAGATACCAGGGCTCTTCAAAATGCGTTCAAGTTCGGTACGCAGGTCTATGACTATATGCAGGGACGCAAACAGGCTAACCTTATTGAACAGGATTCTAAAGATAAGAAAGCTTTGGAAGACTCCATTGCGGCCGATACACAGCAATTGGAAGAACTTGAGAGACAGTTGGCTGCACTTCAAGGAGGTGTCTAATGGCATTTAATTTTAATTGGGCTCCACAGAAACTGCCTTTACAAATGATTAACGGTAACAGTAGAGCTGCTGCTGAAGCTATGCAGGATTATGTTCCTAATGAAGGAAATCCTAATGTACTAGGTAATGAAATTCTTGCGGAAAATGCTGCTGAAGCTATGCAAGGTTATAATCCAAACAATCAAGAACAGCAATACGTGGGGCGTACTCCAGAACAGTTTAATAATGCTGGACAGGGACAGGGTTATAAATTCAATGATCCTGAATATGACCAGTATATGCAACAGCAACAGAAAGCAGAACAAGAAGCTGCAGCCAAAGAACAGCAAGTAGCTGATATTCAGTCTCAGATTACTGCATTGAAAAATCGTATCAAAGAAAATACCGCTAAGCTTCAGAATTGGACTGGTAATGCTAATGAAATTGCCGCTATCGAAGCACGTAAGATTAATTCCCAGGATCCGACAATGATTTGGCGTTGGAAGATGGGTCAGGATGCAGCAAAGCAGCAGCGTGCAGACGATATGAAGCATATCGAAGCTGAAAAGCAGAAGACTGAAGCCAAAAATAAGCAGTTGAACCAGTACAAGATTGACAACATCTTACAGAGTGCTATGCCATCTAACGCACGTACTCGTGACGAATTGAATATGATGCAGAGCAAGCTCAATGATGCTGAAGAACTTGCTAAGCAGTATAGTGATACTGATATGCTCAAGAAGATTGATGCGCGTAGGGCTGCATTGCAACGTCATGAACCAGTAAGTGAAAAGTCCAACCGTATCGAAAGCGACTTTATCAAGAACCTTTCCATGGTCGGTAAGGTCGGCGGTATGAAGAAAAAGGATTTCATCGAATACGTCAACAATGTTCTTGGTGATAACGATGAAGTATGGCGTTATAATCCAGCACTTCAGCAGAAACTCTATCAGGCTATTGGTCAGAAGGCACCGTCTCCTAAGGGACAGTTTGAACTTTAAAGGAAAATTATGGCAGATTACGTAGTTACAGATATTGACAAGTGGCTTATCAGAAACAAGAAAGACGTAGTAGACTTGCTCCGCAAACAGGGCAAGCGTATTCCTGATTTTGACATGGCCAAATATCATGTCATTATGGATCTTTGGAATTCTACAGAACATACAACCAATACTGCAGATAAACTCCGTAAATGGAAAGATCTACAGGATAAACTTGGCGGTATTTTCAAAGAAGCTGAAAAGAATATTAAGACTTATGATGAAAAGATTTCAAAGTTCAAAGAAAATCCTGCATTTACCGGTCTTCAAGGTGAAAGCAAGGACAAATATGATTTCTGGTCAAAACTGAATGACATCGGTCTTTCACGTCCTAATGCATCTGATGAAGAATTGCAGAATCTTGATGTCGCTGACGTATTCAAGTATAACAACAGACAGTTGAAATATTTGGCTAGTCAGTACGGTTATAACTACGATGATCCGGAAGAACGCAAAGAATTCATTACAAAGGCTGGTGAAGTTTCAAGGGAACGCGACCTAGATAAAATCTGGGCCGAAGACCTTTATACAACATTATTCACTCCAGTTGCAAAGGAATATGCACGTAAGAATTACGATAAGATAAATACTGAGTCTATGCTAAAGGCCGCAGGTGATTTGGCTCCAGCATTGGCTGCAGACGTCGGTATCAATACTTTGATGGCTGCAACTCCGGCAAAGTTTGGTGCTGACCTTGCTGCTGCTCCAGTTGCTCGTGGTGTTGCTAATATGGCATTGAATGGCAGAGCCCCAGTAGATGCAGCAAAAGAAGCTATTTCTGAAGGTGCAACGAATCTGGCTACTCCATATTTCTTACGTTTACCGTTCAGATGGGGTAAACGTGGTTATGATGCTGTATTACAAAAAACAGCAGAAGCCGGTATAAAGAAAAATTCTCAGAAAGCTCTTAATACTATTGCAAAAGACAAAATCGATGAAACTGCTGATAAAGTTTATGCAATCGAAAAGATGCTTAAAGAGGGTGCACCTATTCGTACAGAAAAAGGTAATGCACTTCGTTTTTCTAAGGACGGTAAAACCGTACAACGTATTTCTGAAATAGACTTACCACAGATAAATGAAGGTAATTCTATTTCTATGGACGATTTTCGTTTTTACTTACAAAATAAAAACTTGCTACGTAATCGCCCATGGGGTCCTAAACCTACTGATAATAAGTCACTATTAGAAAAAGCTGAACTATACGACCCTGAAATGGCAAAGATTTTGAAGAAGGGTACTACACAAAGTACGATGAAAAAAGTAAAGGAAAATATTGGTGCTGGCAAACCTGCAACTGACGGTATTTCTGCTCAGGATTTGGCTATGACTGCTGGACGCGACCTTAAGGAAACTAAATTCAACTGGGCTAAACACAAGGCAGAAGATGCTTATAATTCTCAGCTTGCTAACGATGCTCGTTCTTATATAACAAATTTACAGGGACGCAGTAAGTATGGTGGATCCTTAATTACAACAGTATCTCAAGCTATTCCAGGTGTTGAGAAAGGTATTGATTTAAGCGTCAAAGAAACACCAGATGTTAAGAATGACCCTGAACTTCAGTTGATTCAAAGAATGTATAAACTGCATAAAACATTCCCTAATATGGTTAATAAGCCGAAGCTTCCGAAGAAATGGGAAAATGACTACACTATCGAAGAAATTTTTGGAGAGTAGCCCATACCTTGTCAAAAGCATCTTCGATTTGAATATGAAAGATATATACAACCTGTAACAATAGTGTACCAACGAAGGTCCAGAAAATGCAATGTAAGAGGAATTGTTCACCAGCAGCGTGCATATAAGCTCCTTGTTTATGTACATAATATAGTAAAATGGAAGACGTCTGTCAACCCTTTTTCTTATTAGTATGCAGGGCTTTCAGTTTCGTTAACCAACGTGTCCATATCAACAGTATTACCGAATTCAAAGTTAAGAGACATTTTACCTAATGTTCTAAGCGTAGGAACTTTAGCATGTTCTTTATAATATCTTACGGCCGTTTCAGATGTAAGAAATTCTACCGCCTTCCTGACATTTTCATGTGCAATATCGATACCGTTATAATTAGTAATGCGGCTTTCGAAATTTCTAATAAGATCGACAGCACCATCGACAGAGAACAACATTTCCTGATGCCAGCCACGGTTAGAAACAGCGCCTTCAGTAGCACGGTCAATGACAGACAACGGTTTATTCGTCAAAATGATAAGTGCACCAGTGAAATAGAATTCATCAGGGAAAGTCATACCGGCAGAATGCTTTACGGACAGCTTTACATTAGTAGATGCAATAGTGTCCATCTGGTCAGAAATTGCTGCATTGGACTTTAGGTTAAACTTGTGAACCGGAATGCAGTTGGCGTTCTGCTTCTGCCAGGAAAGCTTACGAACCATGTAAGAGTCGGTTGCGGCCTTCAATAATGAAGCACCGTCTTTGCTGTCCTGAATGATGGAGTTAACGTCGTCCAAAACGATAATGGCGTCGTTATGTTCCCACATAAACTTATACAGCTGAACAGCAGACATAGAAGAGTTCACAATTTCCCATTTTCTAATAGATTGACTTCTAAGAATTTCTTCAGCCTTATACGTCTTACCTACGCCTTTATCACCGGAAACAATCATTACATGACACGGGATAGGCTGACCTTCTTTACCAATCATCATCTTGGTAATCTGGTTTTCATAGTCTGCCATTTTCTTCTGATATTCAGCAAAAGTATTGATACGGTTAAAGATGTTCTGTTGCATAGTTAATTCCTTTTGTTTGTTGTTTATGCCATTAATATAGCAAAGTATAATGCATTTGTCAACCCTTAATAAAGTTTTTTCTCTGTTGGATATTTCGTACAATTTATTATAAAATTAGCAGACAAATTATATAGTAACATATACTTTATGTTATTGTCATTATCGTTTTTTGCGTCTTTTGGCATATAGCATAATACTTTATTATAAGTAATCGGTTTCTTTTTTGTTTTATTTTCAAAAGATTCAAAATATTTAATCATTTCAATATTATGAGCTGTGAATTCTTTATTTTCATAAAGTTTAATACACATCAATGGCACAAAATATTTCAATATCTGAATATTGCCGTAATACATATTTGATTTTACATTATCGATAAAATGTACGTAAAGAAATTCTTCATCCAATAACTGTTTATTATGGTCGATGTTATTTGCTTCATTTTCCAAAATATCCAAATTGTATTGTTTCCAATCGGTAATATTATGTCTATTGCTAGTCCTACATTGTGCAACCACGAATCTACCAGCATCAGTTTGCCAACGCCTTTTATCACAATCGCGGTTACGCGCTTTGTGTATTTCTTTATATTCTGTATCGGTATGATATTTTAAATTTTGTTGTTCTAAAATTTCTGTACGGTTTTTCTTATATCTTGCTTTAACTTTTTCAATATGAGCTTTATAGGCTTCTTCACCGTATTTTGCAATGTACTCTGCTTTCGTCATGTAACACAATATAGTAAAAACGTTGACGTCTGTCAACCTTTAATTTAATACACTAAGCACTCTGTCAACATCTCTTTCATACTTTATTTTTTCAAGTTTGAAATCTATCTTAGGCAATATTTCCTCTACGAAATAATCAGCAAGTTTCCACGAGGCTGATGTCTTGTTTGCTATGCACTGTGCCCTTGTGGTAGAAATATCGTATTGTGTAACCACGTGACAATTAGGCATATAAAGTTCCGGAGGAAGCACAATTTCCATCCTTTCGTAATTCATCATGTCTACTGGTGATGCCCAGTCTCTGTAATAACAGTTGAACGTATGTCCCTTGTAATCAAACTTCGAAACATTCATCATCAGATTCAACTGTATCTTTGCCTTTAGGTCTTCCAGTACGTTTTTCATTTTTATTCTCCTTGTAATACTTGAAGTTATCTAAATATTCATTAACTTTCAGTTGCTTGTACGGTTCTTCTGTGTTATCTATCGTTCGTCTGAGACCTCCGTAGATAGTCTTGAATACGTCATGGAGCTCATCCCTTTCATATTCTCGGACTATCGTATCGATAATCTTATCGAGTTCCGGAGTCATCAGCTTCTTCTTGTTCAACGTGCGGTAGACTTCCAGAAGAAAATTTTTCTTTCCAAAATTTCCTTGTCCTTTAGCCACTTACACACTCCTTTAAGTCATACCATACACCATCGATTTCTATACGTGTAGGCTTAGGAGGTGCGATATTATCCCAGTCCGCAGTAGTCCTTGTAGTGTAGTTATGTTCGAAATCGCATTCTACCATAAGAGCACCTCGTTGAATCAATACCTTCTCAATAATATTAATAAGGCGCTGACGTTTCTTATCCGAAGCGACAGGACCTTTCATGTGCTTTTCCCTCAGTTTCAAAAGGGCGTCAGTAGTCATGTCGTTATACTTGCGTTCCATGGTGTAGTTCTGCCACTTCTCCTTGTTCTTCTCGTAATATTCACGCATGTAAGAACGCATGTAGGTGGTAGAATCTTCAGAACGCCTTGCACCGTACTTTAAATCCTGTTCTTTATTTTCCCAATAATCATGAACAGCCTCAGACAAATGCCTACGCTGCTCGTCCGTCATCTTTGTTCCTTTCTTCATATCATACTCCTGTTTGGGAATCCGCATACCTGAAGCCATTTTAACACATGGTCTTCAGATTCAAGCCATTCCCCGTTCTTGTTAATAAATTCGTACTGAAACTCGATAATCTCCTTCCAGTTATTTTTAATGTTATTGAATACCTTTTCAAGCTCTTCCACAGTAGGCTTTGCCGAAACCTTGCACAACGGATGTATGCAGTTATAGGGAGAGTCCTCGAAATCGGTACCCATCAATATCGCACCTGATGCACAGCATTCGGTGAACTTCAGTCTACTCTTGCACCTGTTAAAAATATTGTTCTTTAACGGAGCAATAACGATGTCTGGGCGTATTCTATTGTACTCGCCTATGTAGAGGTCAGTGCTCTGCCACGGATGCATCGTAATCTTGTCCTTTACAGGATCCAAAAAGTACGGAATGTCAGCAAAGTAATGAAGGTCCATCTTGTCGATATTCTTTATAAGGAATTCCGGCCACATACCGTCATAGTCGCCTCTCAGACCAGAAACGCCAGCTGGGAACTGAGGACTCATCGGCTGAGGAGGTCTCACATGCTGCATTGCCGATGCGGAAAGAACCAACGGCTTTTCCCTGAAGAAATCCTTACGTTCCCTCGACCATAGTGCACGTTCGCATACGTTAGGAATAGTTACAGTATTCCAGTAATTGAACTTTTCCTTGAGGACCTTGCCGAGATAATCGGTAGCCGTAATCATTCGGTCGATGCACTTGAGGTTTTCCTTTGCCGCATTGTCGATAGCATCCCAAGGACGCGGTGTCAAAGAACTCATATTGTAGTCCGGAATGTTCTCTCCCTTATAGGTAGTGAAGTTATCGTCGACCTCGCCTACTATAGAAAAACCGAAACGCGGCTGGAGATTCTTATATTCCTTAAGCCACGGCAATGTCTGAAACGGTCTCTGGATAAATACGCACCTTGTGATGTTCAAAATATTCTGATCGAATATCGGAATCGGCGTCATGATAATCTTTACGCCAAAATGCTGGTGATTCTGGTTAATATAGTTTACATTCTGCTGTACTCTCAAAACACCACAACCGCCGCCCATCCATTCAGGTGAAATACAAATAATTATGTCTTTGTTCATAGTATATAATATAGTAAATTTTTATAAACTTTTTATTATTTATAGATTATTCTTCTGATTCTTCGTGTGCGTAGTATTCTCCGCACATTCTCTGAACCAGAACGTCGTCCATAGGAGCCCTGCACCACTGTGAATCCGTATCGTCCTTAATATTCAGGAGAATACCGTTTGTAATCAATTCCGAGATATATGCGAAAATAGAGCTGTTCCTGTTGGTATCGTATCTGTTCAAATATTTGAATACTGCTATGAAAGCATCCTGCTCTGCGTCTTCCCTGTCCTCGTCGCATCTGAAATTGAACGTATGTATGCGGTTCTTTACGATTAGCTGTACCAAATCCCACAGTCTACGTTCCCTTAAAGCGTTCATTGTATTTCGTGGACCGGAATACAACGCCTTACGGTAATCGTAAAACTGTTGGATATAGTTCAGTTTGTCCTTATCGCCCTTGGCCTTTGTTTCGGCTGCGGTCTTCCATTTCTCGAGCCACTCTCCGTTCCCCGAGTTAGTAGAATGAATCCACTCTGTTACTAAAGCCAAAAGTTCGGTCTTGTCGCAATAATTATTTTTACTCTTTGCCATTTAACTCCTCCATAATTTCCAATAACTCTGTCAACCTTTTAATTTTCTCACGCCAGTTCTTGCCGTTTTTTCCCCACATATAGTGCAGTAGCGAATGACTAGTGTAGTTCAAACATGCAAAATGTCTTTCATCTGATAAATCTTCATACTCTTCCGGTTTATCAGTCATTTTCATGTGATGAAGATTGAATAACTTTGTCAATTTACTGTGTGATATATAGTCGACCTTATACTTTTCTTTCATCTTAAGTCTAAAGTCACGCCATGTTTTTGAATATCTGAATTTCTTTTTCCAGTCCTGATTGTTCATAATTCCAAAATATAGCAAAGATTTAGTATTAATATAGTTTGCAAATAAAAAATTACTGAATTTTCTCTAAAAAGGGCTTTACAAAAGTGAAATAAAGAGCTATATTTACATCGTAAATCAAACCAATAAGGAGTAAACAATGAACAAGATTACCTCTACAGACATTATGGAATATTGCAAGTCTTTCGGTCGTGCAATTATTAAGGATCGCAATATAAACACTCTCTATGTAAAGGTTCAAGAATGGTCAAATGCGCAGCATAGCAGATTCTATATCAAAGAAGCTCATACTGTCTGCAAGTTTACTCTCAAAGGAGTATATAAGCAAGACAACGGTACTTGGAGTGTAGTTCCGGATATTACTATGGATGAATTGAAAGTATTAGTCGATGAAGGTATGAAGTGGCGAGCCAAGCGTGATAACAAGAAATTGGCCAAGGCCATTGAAGCTCTGTAAACATTATTTAGCGTTTACAAACTGGACGAAAGAAGCTATATTTACATCGTAAACCAAAAGGAACTAACAATGATTACTTACGCTGACATTAAGAAATACGGTAAGGATATTACGGTTGATGGTAAAAACTTTTTAACATGCTTTGATTTTCTTGCCAACAGTATGCATTCTTGTGGTTTATGCAGTAAATTAAATGCTAGAAAGCATGCATTAAATGAATTGAATAAAGGTATGTATGGTCATAAAATGTTTATGGCTTTAAAGAATATTGAAACTTTGAAGAGTTTAGAAGTCCTTTAACTGCTTCACCTATTAGCAGTTAGTCATCAGGGTCCTACGGAGGTTTCCTTATATTCGCCTTATTTTCCTCCGTAGGACTTGAGTTTTGCCTTAGGCCTTATAGTTTTACTAGGGTGTAACTAAAAAGACCATACGGCACGTTTATTACAGAAGGTAAAAATGAAAACAAAAACGATTAAAGAAGTAAAAAACTGGATTGATGATACACATAATAAGTATTATGATTATTTCAGTCCTGAAAATAAAAACGTTGATAAAGATGAAGCGATAAAAATTTTTATTGATGCATCAGGTTCATTAGTAGAAATCAAAGGTGTTACAACAGAATTATGGTCTGACATGAACGATAAATTATGCCAGTTTATAGGTATTATAGTTATGTTCTGGAATACTGATGTTATCGACCAGCTTGATGTAGACACCGAGTTATACGGTGTTTTAAAAAATTATCAAAATAATCAGTGATTGGCACTGATTACCTCTGCACCCTCTATCGGTGAGTGTAAACATCGGTAGAGGGTTTTTTAATAAAAAGGACAAAACATGAAAGAAAATGAATTCGAAGAACTAGTAAAAACAAATCCAGAATACAAGCATTCTGAAAAGTACAATATGTACATCGACAAGGATGCCACGATGTTATATGCCGTAAACAATGCTGGTGGCGGCAGTAAATGGATGAATTATCAAATCCACGTAGACGAGTATACTGGCTTTCGCTATGTGAACTATAAGCACAAGAAAATATCGCTACTGCGCATATTACAGGATGCTTGGGGTACAGACCATAAACTGACACCTTTATGTGTTCCACCGTATAAAAGAGACGAATTCAATAGAAAACGTAAAGAACGTAGACGAAATGCTACTTAGTGCTACTTATAAGTTACTTAGTCTAAGTAGCTTATTTTCTTTATTTTTAGAGTAAAAATAAAGATTTTTAATAAAGCTACTTAGCTACTTAGTATTTCTATATTACGCATGTATAGAGTAAAAATAAAATTATGTTTTACGCATATATAAAAGAAACTTGAAAAGACTAGGTAGCTGAGTAGCTCGATGAAAATCCTTGTTTTTGGAGTAAAAAGAGCAATTTTAGCTACTTAATCTATGTAACCGAAGAGTATATTTCTGAGTAGCTTTTAGAAAAATCAGAAAAAATTCCTCAAACTGACTGTAAACTACGAAAAACATTCTATATTTGATATAAATAATAAGTACAGCAGTTTGATGTCTTTGCCTTTTTATCATTCTGTACTGGACAGAAGAATTTCATTTATTCATTTCAGTTCTAACATAAAAATCCTTAATTGAAATCCTTCCTGGTGAGGCAAAGCATCGGGAAGGATTTTTATATTAAGGATAAAATGAAAAACACAGAATCATTCTATACGACAAACAGTATCGCCGAAATAGAAGCGGCAATAAAAGAATTAAAGACAGTCAATAACGAAGAGTTATTCCAAAGTTTTCTGGATAATACAAGTCTCGTATTCTATAAAATAGAAGACAAGATGAAGAACTTCGGAATATGTCTCGAAGATTTGCTGAATAACGTGAGAAAAGTCCTCAAGCGTGAAAAGGACAAGGATTTGGCTGTTGAAGTCCTAGAAGAGTTCCTTAACGACAAGAAGGAATTCAAGTTAAATGCCAGAAAGAAAGACATGTTGATGCGTACCAAAGGTCCTAAGTATACAAAGGAAGAATTGGAATATGTCTTCAAGGACGTAGAACTCAGGGACGAGTTGATTAATCAGAATTCTAAGGACCTTAACTTATTCCAGAATTTCAAGCTTTGCGGTGACCAGATGGTATTGGTCGACGATGATAGTTGTGAGTTGTTGACAGAAGACCTTCAGGGTAGGATTACAATAGACAACGTACACTGGATAAAGCCTAACGGTATCGCTTACCGCGTACGCAAGACTTTTATGGAAAAGATCCGTAAATATTATGAAGTATTTAGTAACTATCTTTCCACGTTGGATGTTAACGATTTGGAAATGGATTTAGATAACGAGATTATCGAAACTCCTATCGAAGACTTCGTACAGACCGAAATCCCTACGTCTTTTACTACATTATATAAGGTAAAGGCCGTTTACGAATCGTTTATAGGTGCTGACAAGAAGCAGCATAAGGTATTCAAGTATTTCACTTTGAAGCGTAACCCTAAGATTGAAAGCTTCGATGAAATTTTCCAGTATGTTCTTGAAAACTGGAAGAAGTATAAGTCCATGATTTACGGCCAGGAACAGTTTAAGGCATGGTCCAATAACGTAAACGAAGTTTCTGTGTCCCATTGGATTCCGGAAGAAGTCAATAAGATTCCTGAACCTTGGAAGGAATTCCTCAACGAGAAGATGCCTGATAAGCATTTTCAGAGTCGCTTGATTACATTCTTCGGCATGTGTATCGATGCTGAGAATACAACGCAGCAGTATCTTATTATTTCCGATCAGGGCGGCACCGGTAAGGGTGTAATGATGCGAGCGTTGGAACATGCATTGCCGAAGAATTCTATTTCCAATATCGACCAGGGTGTACTCTCCGACAGTAACGAATTCGGTATGGCTGGTATGAAGATTTGGAATTCTCATATTTCTGTTATGGAAGAATATTCCGATAATTCATTATGCTCTGACAAGGCCAAGAAGTTGATTGCCAACAATATCATTTCGTTGAATATGAAAGGCAAATCTCATGTAAAGTGGGAGCCTATCAATCACAAACTTATGGTATTCAGCAATAAGAAGGCTACAATTAAGGAATATGCAAACAGACGAAGAGCAATTCCTATTACGTTTATCGGTCAGTATAGATGGACACAGGAAAAACAGGATGCATTGAATAATACTGCAAAGGATTTTCTTAACTTCTGTTATACGATTTACAAGAAGAATCCGATGTTCATCAATAATACATACAGGGTAATGTCAAAGGAAGATGAAACTGAATTTTTGAATAATCCTTCCGTATTCGATAATATTACTGACGACGCAATTACAAAGAGGGCATTTAACGAAGAGGCGTTAAAGGAATATTTCAATACTGACGAATATGCAGATACTGAAGATTACGTTGACTTTGAAAATTTCTTCTACACATATTACGAAGAATGTGACATCAAGGACGGTATATCCGCGAAAGAACTCAGAGACTCTGTAATGAAGTACCTGGATATGGACGAAAACGAGCAATACCGTATTGCGTTCGACTATTCTTCAGATAAGTTTAAAGATTACAGTATCAATACCAGGAGCAAGGAATGGTGGAAATGGACACAGTTCCTTAACACTGCACATAACGTAAAGACAAAGCGTATCAAGAAGAACAATATTACTTATATTATGTACAGTATGCGTGTAAAGGATGAAGCTCAGAGGCTTGCAAGTAACGAGGCAAAACTAGATCTTTTAATGAAAGAACAACATTTGACTGAAGGAGATGTAAATGACTTTACTTGAGCCTTTAGATCCAGGTAAGTACATGTACGATTTGTTATCGAAAGGCTACGAATACGCCTTGATGAATAACGATGTATACTTACATGAACATGAGGACATTCCTGAAAACGGTGTATCTTCGGACGATTTCTTCGAAGAGTCAGAACCTTACGTGTGTACAAAGAAAGAGTATGCACCGAGGAAGTTGACTCTAAGGGAAAAGATACAATTAGGCGTATAAAACCAGAAAATTTTACCGTAAACGCCTGCGGCACACAAAAAATTTTCTATATTGTATTATACAATTAAACATTAACATTAAAAAGGATTACATTATGATTACATTAAAATCCCCAGAATTTACCGGAAATACTTCTAATGAAACAGGTTTGATTTTCATTGAAGACGATGGCTATTTTGATGCCCAGTTGATGGCCCTCCGTCATACTAAGGAAGATCCGAAGTTTGCTAAGGACGACGATGGAAATCCGCGAGAACCGCGTGACCAGTATTCTTTCCTCTTTGACGTAAAGGTTGGCGAACTCCGTTCCCACGTCGCGACAAAGCCGATGACCATGACATTCTCCGACAAGTCTATCATGCCGAAATTCTGGGAAAAGGCTTTTACCATGAAGAACGCTGACGACTTCGTGGAAAACCTCTATGACGGTGATATTTTGAAGCCTATCGCATGCAAGGTCAATATCGTTACCACTACCAAAGGTGACAAGACATACGCAAGGGTAGAAGCCGTATCAAAGCTTCTTGATACCGGTTTTGAAGGTTCTAAGGCAAACGAATACGACACAAAGGTTTTCGGTAAGGAAGCTATCGAAACTGACTTCGCCAAGGGCTATACTCTTAAGGCGAAGGAAACTGAAGAAGTTCCTCCGAAAAGCGATGCTGAAGGAGACAGCGACTTTTTCGCTTCCAAATATAATAAATAATATACTGTAATTATTCATTATTGTAAATATCCTCCTTGTTCTCCTGGTAGTTTGCTTCCTACCAGGAGTTTTTTATTGTCACATAAATAATACAGCCGTTATCAATATTGATGTAATGTCGGCATTAAAGGTAATTTATGGACAATATAAACGAAAGTAACGACATCATCAAGTCGTTTAAGGAATTTCAGAAGAAATCCAGAAAGAAGTATAAGAAGCTCGTCGACCGCATAAAGGACGAGAAGAAGTATGTTTCCACCACACAGTACAGTAAGGACGATATTGAAGTCCTTGGCGAAAGTAGAACAAAGAACCAGCTGAACGTGGTAAAGAACGCAATCAGGACAATTATCAATACCTATAGGGAGACTCCCTACAGATGGAACGTTATCGACAAGATGACTAACCAGCCTTCCGAGAATCTCAATAACGCCGGTATCAATTTCCTTGAAAATCCTGACAATGCTACAGCTGCAATAGAGGCTTTGGAATCGTCCACGTCTTTCGGACTTGGCGTATTGGTTCTGACTACTGATTACGGTGTTGACGGAAACCCAGAACCGGTAATGTACAGCATTGCCAATTTGGACAACGTTTATTTGGATCCGGATATTACCAAGACTAACGGTGCCGACGCTCATGCCGCAGCAATCGTTGAGTTAAAGAGCAGGGAATGGGTAGAATCCGAATACGGTATCGACATTTCTACAATAGACAAGCCGTTGGTAGACATCGACGAGGAATACGACAGGAAGGAATACATGCCTCTCGTAACCTATTACAAGAAGAACAAGGAAGGAGTAACAGTTTACCGCATGATCGGTAACGAAATTGTTGAGGCAATTCCGCTTCCACTGACTTATATTCCGATTATTCCAGTTTTCGGTGAAAAGTGCTACGAAGACGAAAAACTTTCATGGACCGGTATTGTTTCCCAGATGGAAGGTGTCCAGAAGTTAATTAATTACGCATATACGAACGTTTTAATCCGTTTAGCCGTATCGCCTAAGAACCAGTGGATTACCGACTCTGAAAGTATCGAAGGCAACGAGAGCTATTTCAAGAATTCCAACAAGACGTTGAATCCGCTGTTAATCTACAATTCCTGGAGCGCTGACAGAAAGCGTGAACTCCCGAAACCGGAACGTCTCTCCAACGAAATTCCATTAGGTGATGTCGGTGAAATGTTCAGTCAGTCTCTACAGATGGTGAACAACATTATCGGTATTCCTGCGATAGGATTAGAATCCGAAGTTGAGAAGAGCGCAACAGAAGTATTGACGAATGAAAAGACATTCCAGAATAACGTAAGAACTTACATGTGGAACCTCAGGAGCTCTCTGGTGGTCGCGGGTATGTGTTTCTTCGAACTATTATCTCAGCAACCGCTTTGGGGTGCAGTCAAAATCAATATGGTACAAGGACCTGACGAAGGTTTGAAGAAACAGGAAGCGCGAGTAATTCTCCAGAGTATGCAACCGTTACTCACAGAACCTCAGGATCAGCGTAAACTTTTACTTGCAATGGCTAACGTAGAAAACGAAAACGAATATGTCAAGGCTCTTGTAAATATCCTTCAGCCTATGCCGACTGCCCAGGAACTTCAAGACCAGGAGCTGCTCGGACAGGCAGATGCTGAGATTAAGCAGCGCGATATGCAGATTGCTCAGCTCCAGAAACAGTTGGAAGACGAAAAGCGTCAGTCTGAACTTAAGGCTTATAGCCTCGAACGTGAACTTACGTTGGCTCAGATTAAGCACCAGCAAGAAATGGAAAAGATGTTGCTTCAACATCGTCTTGACGGTGAGTTGACCGACAAGGACCTTATGGAAATGAGTGCAGAAAACGAGAAGAACCAGATGGAACTTGAAAAGGAAGCACTTGCATTGGACCGCGAAAAGAACAAGGTAGCAATGGAAAACGAAGTGCAGATGGTGAAGAGTGCAGCTGAGTTCGCCAAGGCTGAAGGTTCCGCGAAGGTAGCAAGGGCAAAGGCTGAACAATCATTGGCTAAGGCAAAAGAAATCAATGCCAAGAAGGAGAAGTAATTAATGGCTTATAGAATTCCTATTATCAATCAGAACGAACGCTTTTTGGATATTAACGAAGAGCCATTAGTTAACGGCAAGGTGGAAATCTTAGATCCTGTAAGCAATAACTTCCTTACTGTCTGGAGTTATGCAGACGACGAATATACGGTTATGGAAAACCCAATTATTTTGGACGTAGAAGGCAGAGCAATACAGACCGTATTCTGCGACAGGATAGTTTACTGCCGTGTCTATGCGTATAAGGGACTGGACGAAAACAACCATCCGATTTATGAATTCATCAGGGATTACTATACCGGTTCCAACGACAATACCGAAAGCAGGGAGTACGTTGTCGGTATCGAAGACCTTAAAGACCTTGACCCAAGTGTTAACTCTTCCGTAAACGTTTTGGGTTACTACAATGCTTTCGACTGCCCGATGCGTCAGTATGTCTGGGACGAAACATGTACTCAGGATCCTGACGGCGGTTATATCCTGGCCTCCGACGTTTCTGATACAGGTCGTTGGATTCTTGTATTCAGTGGTGAATACCTTCCGTCCAGCTACTACGGTGTTTATCCGGGAAAGGTAGCGAATATCAACGCATTCACGTCATATGTAAGCAAGGTTGGTACAGCGTTGACTCCTACCGCTCCTGGAATCTGGTTTGTTCCTGGTACTTACGATATTGAGACCAATATCAATACTGAAAAGAAAGTGCTTTTGGATTCGAACACCTGTTTCCTCTGTAATTTCTTCTACTGTGGACATTTGACAGTCAAAGGTACTCCGACATTCAATATCTGCGACTTCGATTTCAGAGACCCAGAACAGGAAGCTCATAGTTCTTGGTTCAAGACTATGGCCGGTTTCCTTACTTGCGGCGCTAAGAAGTTTGTTTTCGATTCTCAGGACAACTTCCAGAATCACAGTATTCAAAATACCAACTACACCTTGAGCAACAAGATTATCGAAGGTCAGACTCGACTTCCTGTAACTTATCCTGGAAGCAGCGCAAGGATTACTTTCAGCAACTGTGTAATCAACGCCGAACGTATCTTTAATTCTACTGACCAGTTGGGATTCGCATATACTGAAATTCACGATAACTGGTGGGTAAGCCCTTCGCAAATCGATTTCTACACTAAGGTATTTGCACGTTCTACTTCGTTGAATACACTCGTAATGGATAACTTTACGAATATTACGGCTTACGTAAATGCCGTGGGTGCAAACGGTACTACGGTATTGGATTTGGCAGGACGTGACATCTACAGCCTTACGGTTCCTACCTCTGTTACGGAACTTCGTAACGTGATTGCTGGAACTATCAGTTGCAGTAAGTCTAACACTACTGACATCGTATTCCGTAACGTAAAATGCAATACCGCATACATTACGGCACGTTATCTTACTACTTACGATTGCGATATTACTTTCGGTTCCGAACCGTCGTTATCTGCATGTTGGTTTAACAGTTCCAGAATCTACGGTCAGTCTCCGTGGACAACGAAGAGTCGCCAGATTATTGCAGAAAACTGCTTTATCGGATTCAGCCTTAACTACGGTGACGATAACGTTACAAATACCGGATATACCGAATTTGTAAACTGTACATTCCAGACTAACTGTAGTTACTATCTCAAGGCATTGACTATGAAGCGTTGTGTGACAAGTAACAACTCCTTCAAATTCTATCCGCACAAGACCGACAACAAGTATTACATCGGTCAGGTTACGATTGAAGACTGTACGTTGAATAACAACACTCCTGTCGAATTTACCAAGGTCGACGCCATTAACGGTACAGCCCAGGACGACGTATACGAATGTATTGCCTTGTGGACTATTACTGGAAACACATTCCTTGGAAATAACGAAGGTCTAAGATGTCGTTACTGGCAGCACAGAACCGGTTCCAACTATGAAAAGACATTCATTGCCGGTTCTTCGGATTCTGTAATAGTTTACTATGACAATAAGGGTAACTGTCCCGCAGATAGTGGACGTAACATGATGATTTCTGACAATACTACGTATACTACTCAGACATTTACAGAAGGCACGACTACCTATACGGTTTACAAGTATGCTCAGTCCAGAAAGAGAGTAATGCCAGTTCCAGTAAGTTCTGCATGGCCGAGAGGTTACTTCTTCAATGCATCGAAGGAAAACGGTACTTTGATGAAGTATTACAACTGGGTCAACAGTCCGTACAATTCCGTAACTTACAGTATGTTCGTTCAGACTACTTGGTGGCTCTATCATGTTGCCGAAGACGATCCGGTTTCTAACGGCGACTTCTTCAATATGGGTATCATGCTCTTCAACGACTACTTGAGAATCGTTCAGAGAGGTGATGGCGATAGAAACCAGGGTGTCGTCGGTAAGGTCCTCTAATAAATAATAACAGGAGATTTTAAATGGCAAATTTAGTGGAACTCTTTGATAACATCGTTCAGATGCAGAATCTGAATGGTGTTCCATTGGCCAACGGCAAACTTTACGTTTACGCATTGGGTAGAACAAGGTTGATGGACACTTGGTCAGACGTAGACGGTGAAAGTTTAAATACCAATCCGATTATTCTCGACGATGCAGGTCAGGCACATTGCTTTGTTTCTGACGATTTCGACTATACTCTTGTCGTAAAGGACGCATACGATAACGAGATTTTCAGTATCGACAAGTATCTTTACAGTAAAGGCGAACACAGTCATGCAGACGTGGCCGTTGCGCCTTCTGAACATATCGGAGTTTCTTCCTATCATGTAGGCGAGACTACAGTTTACGTTCCGTATATTACTGGCGAATTAGGAAAGACCTATCACGGTATCGAGCCGATTGTCGTTAACAACCAGGTGAATAAAATCTCCGCACGTAATATTCCGTTGGGTGTGCAGGAACCTCTGTACTTTGCAGAAGATTCGGAAAGTGCATGTATTATCGGTGCTTCCGGTTTAGCTTATCAAAGCGGAGTCGATTACGTCAGTGGCGTTGTTGATACAAAATACGATACGACTGCAGCTGAGTCTGCCTTGGCTACAAAAGTTAACTCTGCCGATTTTACTGCATATCAGGAAGAGGTTACACAGGCGTTCCAGAATGTTTCTGACGATGTTAACTTCTTGAGTGGCGCAATCGATGACGTTGTAAGCGGTGCTCATGCCGATATTGATTTCCTCAGCGGTAAAGTAGATACCAAACTTGACACTACTGCATTCTCTACGGCTTCCGGTAATTTTATTACTGCTCACCAATCGTTATCGGCCTATGCCACCACTGCAGACGTAAACGATTTGGCGGAGTCTATTTCTGAAACTTACCAGCCAAAAGGTGACTATGCTACTCATGATGATCTTTCTGGTTTTATGGAATCGTCTAAGTTGGAAACTGCCGGCGGTAAGATTACCGGTTATGACGGTACTGCATTTGCTGGTGGTGGTTCTGTAGACCCGTCTGAATTTATTCCGTGGAGTGCTTCGGGAGAATTTCAAAGTGCTGGAAACTACGCGACAACAGAAGACCTCACAGCATATCAGCCAGTCGGAAATTATTACTCGGCTTCTAACCCTGACGGGTTTATTAATTCAGACGCTATTTCTGCTATGGCTACTACTGGTTTTGTAGCAGACGTTTCCGCTGATATTACCGCCATGATTCCCACAGCGTTGACTGGGGACTACTTGGACAAAGCTAGTGCAGATACTTTATATTATCCTTTAAATAGTAATCCGAATAATTACTTAACTGAATTACCTGCTGACGTAGCCTATACTGGCTGGGTAGAAAATTCAATTGTTTCTGCAACTTCCGGTTTACAACCTTCAGGAAATTATTTAACAACTGGCGATTTAACTGGTAAACAAGACATTACTGGAATGACAGCCTATGCGACTGTTGAATCTTTGACTGCAAAACAGGATGCTGGCGATTACTTAAGTGCAAGTGACAGTGCAAACTTTTTGTTAACGTCTGATTCCGGTAACTTCTATCCGATGAATGAAAATCCAGCGGGTTACTTGACTGCACATCAGGATTTAAGCGATTATCAGACAACCGCCGGAATGACTGCATATCAGCCTATTGGTGACTATGTTCAGGGAAGTGACCTTAGCCTTAATTCGTATGATAAAATTAGCGCAATTAGCGGTCATGAACTTGCTGGTGGTGGTAGTTCTGTTGATTTCGATTATGACCCTGATGGTAATATTTCTGGAATTAACAACTCTGCTATTTCTGATAGCCGTGCAGGTACTCCTTTGTATGTTGAGTCACCGTTGTTTACTGGACAAAGCGGTGAAAGTGCTTATATTGGTTCTGATATTAATGAGACTGTGCTATGGAGCGGAGATTCAACAGGTAGTGCTTATGTATTTGATTTATCAGGTAACATTTCTGATTACAAGTATATTGAAATGTATGCAGTTGATGTTGATGGTTGGGGTGGTTATACAAAAATGCCTTCAGAATATTTTACAACTGCAAATAGAATTCCTGTTGTTACGCAGCATTATGGCACGCAAACAAAAAATATAATTATGCGTGGAATGTATGTTCATCCAACATCAGATACTAGATTAGACTCTATATCATTTGGTTTTGATTACGCTGGAACTGCTAATCCAAACTCAAATATGAGCATGAAACGCATCGTCGGTATCAATCGTAAGAGGGTATAATGAGTGATTTGCTTAAATTTAATGACTTAGCAATTTCTGGCTCTTATGCGCCTGTTGTAACCGACGGTATTACATTATCTGGTGATGGAACATCTGCAAATCCTATTGGAGTTATTGCTAATAGATATGAAGCTTGGTTGTTTACTGGTGGCTTGCATGGCACGGCTACATTTACTGCAGCACCTTTGTCACAACCAGCTTCTGCATTCGATATGTTAGCAGTATGTGTATGTAATAATTCCAATGCACAAGTAGAATGTAACGAAATAAATTACATAGTATCGACTGATCAGAATCCAGCAGATGGAAGAGCTTGCTTTGGCCATATTCACACTAATTTAGGTGCTGGTGGTAACGAATACTGGTTATCTGTTTATACTTATTATGATAGTGCAAACAATACTATACGTGCTATTCAGAAAACACCAGGTTCGTATGTGCGTGCTTATGCAGAAATTTCAGCTAACTATACAAATACTGCAATAACCGCTACATCAGCCGTTCATAACAATAAATGTATCAAATGGGTAAAAGGAATTAAATACTTATGCAACAATTAGGAAACATAGTATTTGCGCAACCAAATGTATCTGCATTACCATCAATTAGTGGTAATGGTACTTCTGAATTTCCTTTTGGCCTTGTAATGGATAATGTTTCAGAAAAAGAAACATTACTTTTTACAACTAATGATAGATTAGTTGGAACATCCGCAATTGAACTTTCAGAAGATAGATTTAATTTTGATAGATTGAGAATAAAGTGTGGAATGAATGGTGCAGCTAATGGTATTGAATATCATACATTTCCTAATGTATCAGGCTTAAATATAATGCACATAAATTATAGTTACGGTGGTGGTGGTAATGAATATTGGATGGACACTTTTGGAACATGGACAGACAATACACATTTCGTAGTTGATAGAGCTAAAGCTATAATGGGCGCTTATAACTCTGTAACTATTACAGGAAACCAGTCACATACTGCAAATGGAATTAACTGTATATACGAAGTATGGGGAGTTGGTAGAAAATGAGTTTAGAAAAATTAGAAATTAATAAATTTTCACATAATGCTTCGTTAACTGGCGATGGCTCTAATAATAGTCCATTAGGTATTAATTTAAGTGGAATTACAGGGTTAAAACCATATAATGAACGTTTACTTTTTAGTGCGGAACTTTCTGGTGTTAGTTCTGTAGAATTACCTACTTCAAAAAATCATTTCGAACGTCTTAGGTTTGTATTAGGTGCAAGAAACTGGAAAGAAAATGGACTAGAATCTAAAGAGTTCGGAACTGAAACAACAGCAATTCATTTGAATTTTAAGAATGGCGCTGGTGGTAATGCTTATTGGGTAGGTACTTATGGAACATGGAGTGATGATAGACATTTAACTATTCAAAAATCTAAAAGTGTCTACGGTTCTTATTCAAATGCAACTATTACTGGTAATATAACTTATACAGCTGATGATATTAATTGTATTAAAGAAATCTATGGAGTAAATGAATACCCAAGATATTTCTTTATAGGTTTACCTTCAATTGGAGGTAATATTGAGTCTAATTTAAATGAAGGTTATTCTGGAGATATTGCAACTATCACAGTAACTCCAGCTAGTGATGAATGGAAACAGTCAGCATTGAACATTACTGGTGCCACATTGACAGGTAATGACTTCATGTATGAAACTTCTAACGTTTCTGCTCAGGCTGAGTTCGAACATTCTAGAGATTTGACATTGGTCAATTCTGAACATGGTACTTTAAGTGCTGACAAGATGTCTGGATTCTCTGGAGATCTCGTTACTGTCGACGCTACTACTGACGAAGGATGGTACTTCACTGGATTGAACGTCACTGGAGCTACTGCTACTGGAAATCAGTTCATGTTTGTCGGTGAGAATGTAACTGCTGAAGGTCTCTACACTGATGAAGGCTATCCGATTACTTATTTGAGTGATGACCATGTTCAGTGTACGGGCGATGTTTCTATTTACATTCCTGGCGGTACTGGTATTACTTTACAGACGGGTTATGATCAGTATTACAGAATTTCCGGTTATGATGTTACAGGCGGTACTGTTGAAAACGGTGTATTGATTCCTACCGGACCTTGTACTGTTAAAGCGGTACAGAAGGTTAACTACTTTACAGCCACCGGTAATTTTGAAAAGGGAAGCAATGTTGCTGCTTCAACAACTAATTATAATGCGTCTACAGTAAATGTTCCTGCTAAATATGCTGTTCATGTTGGACATACCGGTGATATTCCAGCATCTTGGTATTCTACTAGCAATAGATGGAAACCAAATGGTGTATCATCATATTCTATAACTTTACATCCAATTATGCAATTTACTGGAACAGCCAGTTATACTGCAAAAAATGGAAGAGCTGCGACAGCTTTATCATTAATTGGTTCTACAACTACACAATCACAAAGTTTTAGTACTAATGGAACAACTCTTGGAAAAAGTACCTATAATTATAATAAGACATTTAATTCAACAACTCAAAATGTTAATTATGGAATTTCAGCAAAATTATATGCAGGGCATGGTTATGCCGGCTACCCTTGTTCAGTTACTTATGTAGCAGCGCAAACAACCGGTACCTGGACAGCTACAGGTATCGCACCATAAGGAGTAATTATGGAAGACATTTTGACAAATGCATTCAATACCGGAGACATTAAGATAGTCATAGCTGCTTTGGCTGTCTATCTTATTGTCTATTTCCAGAGAAAAGATACGAAGTCCAAGAGGGACGACGTTGCTGATTCTTTCGACAAGCGTCTTACCCTTTTAGAATCCAAGGTTGACAAGATAGATGAACTGGATTTAGCAGGTAAACTTGCACAAATTCAGACTGATTTGAATTGGCTGAAGGAGAAGCTGAAATGAGCATAGAAATCAAGTTTATCAAAAATTCTTTCAATGGTCACCGACTTGTACGTTATGTTAATGAATATCCGTTTAAAACCGTTCAAATAGGTTCACAATTATGGATGGCTGAAAATTTAGCAAGTGGTGATGGAGGTAGTGGCATTTATACTGGCAATGTTATCAATGACGGAGTAAGTTATGGCACGCAGTATTATTATACACTTGACGCAGCAATTCGTGTAGCAAATACTATTGATGGCTGGCATGTGCCTGATTCTGGCGATTGGACAACTCTAAAGACTTATGTAGGATCAGCATCAGCAGCTACAGTTTTAAAAACTACTGCGGGCTGGGAAGGTACCGGAAACGGTTTAGATACTTATGGATTCTCTGCATTACCTGTTGGTTATTATAATACAGTATCTAGTCAAAGTTATACTGGTTATAAACCTATAGGTGTTATAGATATAGGTCGTCAAATTTATTACTCCATGTCCGGCATGTACCCTTCATTAATGCCTGATCGTTACTTTAATGCTGTTGGTTTAGCATATAATAATAATAAAATACCAAATGTAGCTGGAGAAGCTGACTTTGTAGCCAGCGTTCGTTTGGTACATGACTAATAAATAATAACAGGAGATTTTAAATGCCGCAGAATTTCATTTCACGTTATAACAATCTATTGGCCGTTAAAGGTCTCGGTAGTATCGAATATACTGCGGGTCCCAATATTGACATTTCTGATTACATCATTTCAGGTAGGGACTGGAGTTCTGATATTGATTCCGCTATTGAAGGCGTCAAGGGTTCCGGTTTCTCTGCTGCAACAGCTTGGGTAGACTCTCAAGGGTATTTGACTGAACACCAGGATGTTTCTAATCTTCCGTATGTACAGAATAGCGCCCTGGAATTCAGTCCTCAGAATCTGATTTCTGGCATTTCCGGTACAGGTCTCTATGCTACTTCCGCCGATGGCGCATTCCTTGCAGAAACGGCGAACTTTGCGTATCATTCTGAAAGTGCTGACACAGCTGGTTATGCCGAAAGTGCGGGAACTACCGATTCTGCAAATTATGCCTTGACCGCATTCTTTGCAAATTCTGCAACTTCTTCCTTGATGGCAGACACTGCAATTTACGCATATACTGCAGACAAGGCTGACGACCTTACTAACTGGACTTATACCGATTCTGCGATGACCGGTATCAAGGGTTATAACGGTACGGCTTTCATCAGCCAGGATCTTCAGTATTGGGATTATACGGATTCTGCACATACTGCGATTAAAGGCTATAACGGAACCGCATTTAATAGTATTGATGCTAACTGTCCGTGGATTTCGGGCAACAAGGTTATTTCGCCTACTCAGGAAACTTACGCGGGCCAGGAATTCCAGGTAATTTCTTCATTCGATTTCTCCGGTAACAAGAACCACTTCATTTCCTTGAAGGGTATGGTTCTTAAGTTCCCGTCTACTGCACACATTGCTTCTGCGTTATACGAAAAGTTCGACACTACTTCGTTTAACAACTTCATTACCAATGGATTCAATCCAAATATGACCGAACTTCACGGTGCGACTGCCTATTTGTCTGCATTTGTGAATACCGGTGTTGTTCATAATTCCGCATTGGATTTCAACGGTACGTTAATCTCTGGAATCTCTGGTTCTGGAATTTACGCATTGTCCGCCGAAAACGCATTTACTGCTGAAACTGCACATTATGCAGAAGTAGCACAGTATGTTGACGGTGGTTGGGAATATAACGATGTTAACGAAATTACTGGATATAGCGGTTCTGCATTTGCTCAAAGCGAAGGTGACACTACTCCTTGGATTTCCGGCGACAAGGTAATTGATCCGGAACTCCTCTTGAATTTCGGCGATGCCGTTCAAATGATTTCTTCGTTCAATGTATCTGGATTTAAGAATCACGCAATTGCCTTAAAAGGACGTCAATTAAAGCTTCCTTCTACGGCTCATATCCAGAGTGCATTGGACGAGAAACTTCCTATTAGTTCGTTCTCCAGCTATACTGCCAATGCCGACAGCAGAATGGATGGTATTTTCCAGTTAGCTAATTCTGCATATACTACGGCGGTAAACAACTTCTACAATAAGGCCGACATTTCTGCTATTTCTTCCTGGAGCAGCGACATTAATTACATCTCCGGTGAATTCAGTGCATATACGGCAAATGCGGAATACTCAGCCGGTGCAAATATCGATATTACAAATCATGTCGTTTCCGGTAAAGATTGGCTTCCGACGATTGAATCTGCTGTATCTTCCAAATTGGATAGCGATACGTTTACTGCATATACTGCAAACGCTGACGTTGCTGAATATACTGCTGGCGCGAATATCGATATTACGGATCACGTGGTTTCCGGCAAGGACTGGTTGCCAACTATTGAATCCGGACTTTCTGGTAAGCTTGATTCTACCGCAACTGCAAACTTTGTAACGTCTGGAGATGTTACAGGTACGGCACAGTATGCTTTGACTACTGCAGGATGGACTGAAGTTACTGGAGGTTCTGAGACCGGTGGTTACGAACTTTCTGCAGGTGAAGGTATTTCTATTGTAGATTACCCAGAAGACGAAAAGACCGTTATTTCTGTAACCGCTAGTGGAACCGAATATTCTGCTGGTCAGTACATCGAGATTTCCGGTAATGAAATTTCTGTAACAGGTTTGCAGCCTGCTGGTAGTTATCAGCCTGCTGGAAATTATGTAACTTATTCAGATCAATATAATAATCAGAGCGCTGGTTGGAAACAAGCTGGTAATTTGTATACTGCTGGCGGTGAATTTGTAGCATTAACTACCGGAACTACTTTACCATATATTCTCTTGAGTGGTGTAGAGCTAGGCACCAAGAGTGCATACTTAAAGATTGATTCTGCAGGTGTTCATATCTACTCAGCTGATGCATGGCATACTCCAGTTGACATTCTTTACGGTAAGTATACAGCAGGTCCAAATATCAGTATCAATGCTTCTAACGGTATTTCTGGTAAGGACTGGACGAATACGATTACTGCGGCTTCCGCATATGCTGCATCCATGGCAACTGGTAAGGAATATACAGGTGTTGCTCCAATCGTAGTCAACAACACAGAAGACAAGATTTCTGCAAATACCATGGAATTGATTGCTGGTAACGGTATCGAATTCGTAACTGCTACAACTTCGACTACGATTAACTGTACTGCTGCAGGCGGCGGAGCCAGTGTTCATTACTATATCGATACTCCGAACGAACATACTTCTGCAGATATTGAACTTACTATTCAAGCTTCTGCAAATATCGGTGGTCGTTATGACAGATGGTTGATGAATTCTGGAAACTTTATCGGTGCCTTGATTCCGTCAGCTGACAGTATTGATGATGCCGGTAAGGTTTTGACGGTTACTGCGGGTTCTCCGAGATGGCAGTCTTTGCCTGAAACTCCTTCTGGTGCATTGGGTATCAAAGTATTGGCTGTGGCTACTTCTGCAGCAGCAACCGCTGGCGATGCTAATACACTCTATATCGTAACAGGTAGTTAATGTATTACAATGGAAACAAAGTACAAGACCTTTACTATAACGGTAATAAGGTTCAGCAGGCCTGGATGAACGGTGTCCAGGTCTGGCCGACTAATGAAATTTTGAGTTATCGTGTCTATATCGAATGGGATCCGACAAAGGACGACAATATCTGTATAGACGGTATGACTTGGAACGGTTCTGCCATGACTACGGCAATGATTGAGTATATGCCGGGTTCTACTACAAACCTCGACGTTTCTTATAACAATGGCGGAACATGGACAACGATGTCAAATACCGATGTCGAAAAGATGATTGACGGAAGTACAGAATCGCTACAGAAATATTGCCGTGGTATAACTTTCAGAATGAAAAAGGACTGGGGATTCTCACAGTTTACTTGGACTTCTGACCAGTATTATGCGCCTACCGGTTATATGTCCGTAGAAGTCTACGAGAACGGTTCTGAACAATCTAATATTGTCGCCGAAAAGACGGTTAACCAGTCTGCAGGAAGTACATATACTGTAAATAGAGGGGATTCGTAATGATTTGCAAAATGTTTACAATAAACGGTAAGGCTCCGACTATCGGTAATACCGCGTTGACAGGTTCTACTATTGCGGATCCTGGTATGATTATAGAATACTCTGCTAATCCTTCATACCCATATGCTGGATACTATGATGGTATATCTGTGCGTACTCCAGAAGAACCAATGACTAGTATTGATTATTCTAATATAGTATATTACAGTGACACTTATTATGAAAGCCCTTCATTATCTCAAGTAACAAAAGCTATATTTGTACCGAGTGGTGATTTGAATTTAACCCTAGATCCACGCCCAGGATATGCAGATTACGCGTTAGTCTCAAAATATTCTGTACAAGGACAAACTAGAATATTTCCTTATGATCAAGGTTTCTATCATATCGGTGCATACTTTATTCCACCTTCTGCTTATATTGGAAAGAATCTTTATGTGTATTTTTGGATTCCAGATGTTTTAAATGCTCCAGAACATAATGACCAAGTTGGTTTTGACTGCACAACTATTATGGACAAAACCACTTTAAGATTGAATATTCTTAAAGCTGAAATTCCTGGCGCGTTAAACGATGATATGTTTAACCAGACTTATGTTGATAAGATAATCAATATGAAAGTTCCATCAGCTCATGAATATTTTTGTACTGGTAGATACATTCAAGACTTTAACAGCATTGGTCCAGTTTCTCTAGTTTCTGCTTCTGAAATTGCACAGTATATGCCTGCAGGTAATATAATTTCTGCTTACAAGAGTAAGCTAGATGGCTTTAATTCTATTACTTATGCCGAAGACTGTACTTTGGATAGAAATCAGGGTTCTTATTTTTCGACGACAGTAACTTCAGCAAAAAATTCTACATTAAATAATGTGTACTATAAATCTGCAAACAATTGTAACATTAATGTGATTGAAGAATACGCTGGTGCTGCTAGAGATGGCGGTTCTGCTTATAATTCTACAGTTAATTTTACATTAGGCTATGATAATAGTAATCATTCATATTATAATAACTGTAATATTACAGAAACACCACAGTGGCCATACCGTTGGAGTGGTGATAATTGTAATGTGACTAGCACGCATTGTTCACCTATGATTGGCGGTACGATTAATACTGGCATAGGAACATGGAAAAATAGTTATTGGACTTATGGCGGAACTACATGGTACCTTGAAGACTTCCCGACAATCGCACCAGTTCCTCTATAAATAAGTAAGAGAGCGTAATAAGCACGCTAAGCTTACAGGACATTTATGAAGAAAAAGAGTATTGAACAACCTGTTGAAGCGAAAGAATCTCAACAGGTTTTTTCGTATAAGGAAGATTTAAAAGAAATAAAGGAACTATTGCAGCAAATTCTGGAGTGTATTTCGCTCCTCAAGGTAAATGGAGGTTTCTGATGGCAGCAGCAGACATTAACAGGCAGAGAATGAAAAAGCGTCATGAACAGATGAAGTTCCTTCTTGACAATTTCAAGAAGCCTGTTCTTTTGTCTGACGATAAAGGCGACATCAAATACGAAGAAGACGGTTATTCACCTACTGGAATTTCTCTAGCAATTTTAAACTCCAATATCGAGAACATGTGCAAGGGAGATACGATTTCTCCCAATCAGCTTTCGACATTCATGAGTCATATCCAGGGTTATCTTCCGAAGAAGCTAAGACCTTCCGACTACAGATGTAAACCTTTGTTTACCTATAATACGTTCAGTTCCAATTGCGACATCGGCGAAGAGACAATGGAACTACTGGATTCTTTGAGAGAATGGTACTACTCCATGAAGCACCAGATTATGAACGACATCACTTTCAAATATTACATGTCTGGAAAGATTCAGTTCAACGAACTCCTCAAGAGACGTTTCAAGAACGAATACTCGGAGAAGATTGAAAACGACGTCACAGCTTCCGTAGAATCCGACAACAATATCAATATCATTATAGAGGACGCATGATTAAAGTAACATTTACGCATAAGCCTGACACTAAAAGCGACGGGCTTATAATTGACAATACCAAAAGTTCACTAGACCACCGCATGTTTTCGGAAATTGCGGGTTTCAAGATTCTCTTCGACATGATAGAGAAAGGCGAGATTAAGGACGAGTGGATTTCCTTGAATCACTATCGAAGGGAAATGGATCCTGACTGTACTGGCCGTATCTACATTCCTGAACCGATGATTCTAACATGCTCTGTTGGGCAGAGTTACGACATGTACCACAATATCGACGATTTGATTCTTTGCGGACAAGTTATGAAGGAGACACATCCTCACCTGGTACCGTGGTTCGAAAACGTTATCAACGGCCGCTTGTTCATTCCATACAATATGGGAGTAATGCCTACATCGCAGTTCAAAGATTATTTTACGTTCCTCTACACTGTATTGTCCAAGTTCATGGAAAAAATCAACGTGAAGACCTACGAGGACATGCTTGCAAGAGTCAAACTCAATCCAAAGTACAAGGGACATGCAGACGACAGAATCGAATATCAGGCACGAGTTCCTTCATTCCTTGCAGAACGCCTCTCCACATTATACTGGATTTTCTGCAGTAAGCAGTGTCCGATATTCCCGGCAAAAGTAAAGCTCCTTGAAGAAGGACAGAAGATTTAATGAATATCCACGTAAAATTATTTCCACATCAAAAGAAACTGGTGACATCTACTGATGACATCGTGTACTTACGTTGTGGACGTGGTGCCGGAAAGTCTTACATTGCTTCTTTAATGGCTGTCCTGGCATTGTTAAAAGGTCAAAGGGTAATATGTCTAGGCCCTTCGTTCAGACAGGTCACAGAAGTATTGTTTGCGGAGTGTGTAAATAGACTTTACGAGATTCTCAAGCCCGGTGACTTCGAAATACACAAGGTTTCCATGAAAATCGTGTACAAGAACGGTGTAATTTACTTTGCCTCATACGAGAATATCGATAACCTTCGTGGTTTCACTAAAATTTCTCTGGCTATTTGTGACGAGATTGCACTGGCTACTCCTGAACTTCTCCAGGTTTTACCGTTCTGCCAACGTGATACCGGTGGACAGACTAGACAGATATGGCTTTCAACTCCTCGAAGTATGAACTGGGTTACGGCATACGTAAAAGAAAACAACATAAAGGTCATTACAGCCACTACACGTGACAACCCGAACATTTCCGAACAGGAAATTGAATTGATGAGGAAGTCATGTCTTTCTGAAACTGCATGGCAAAGAGAATTCCTCGGTATCGAATGCGATGACGAAAACTCCGGTTTGATTTTTGTAGACAGTATAATGGAACCTGCTCCTCAGTATGGACAATGTATCACTATCGGAATAGACTGTGCGGGTTTGGGTAAGGACTGCAACTGTATGGTTCTCAGAAGAGGAAACAAGATAGAGAAAATCGAGCGTATTCCGGTTGCGACTTCTAAGGATCTTTACAGCATTATGAGAAACTGGATTCACGAGTACGGTGCTTCAAATCTTTCTGCAATCAATATCGACCAGGCCTTCGGGTTGGGTCTTAACGAGCTCCTTATGGAAACCGATTATGCGAAGTTCGTAAACTTGATTCCTTTCGGAGGAGCTCCTGAAGATAAGGCGTATTTGAATATGCGTGCGGAAATTTACCTGAAGGCCAAGCGATATATCTGTGACCACGGCATATCAGGTATCGACGAAAAGATGATGGAAGAATTGAAGGCTACACGCTATATCATGAGCAACCATGATAGAATTCAGTTAATTCCGAAAGACGATATAAGATTGATTTTAAAACGTTCTCCTGACTCTGCAGACGCTTTTGCATTGACGTTCTATTCTGACGACATGCCAAGAGGCCTGGTAGAACAGAGAAGACTTTCACAACATGCGTTTATGGACTAAGTGTCTATTTCATAACCGCTATAAATATATTGACACAACTGAATAGGACAGTAAATTCCTACGGAGAAAAATATATGATTGATACTACTGAAGAAGTAGAAATGGTTAATGGCGTTGAAGATTTTGCGAATGACGCTGAAAGTTCACAAAATTCTGAGACACAGACCCCCGTCGAAACAGACACCCCTCAGCAAGGTTCTGAAGTAGAAAATAAGTCGGACATTGAAAAGGGAAATGTCGGAAGAACACACGAACAGGAAATGACATACAGCTTCCGTAAGCAGTTAGGCAAGCAGAAGCAGAAGTATGAATCCCAGTATAGCCAGTTGCAGCAACAGTACAATGATCTTTTGGCTCGATTGGATAAACTGGAAAATCCGAACAAGTATGCGCCTCTTGGACGTGAACAGTTTACGGACGACGACAGCTACATTGACGCTTTGGTACAGCAACGATTTGACAACATGTGGAATTCGAAGCTCGAAGAAGCACGTAAGCAGTACGAGAACGAAAACAAACAGAACGAAGAAATCAATGCCTATCGTTCCAGGGCAGACGAAAATGTCAAGAAACTCTTTAAGACTCCAGAAGCCGAAAAGCAGTATCGAGACACGATTGCAAAGGCCCTAAACGACGGACTCGGTGAATTGGTGGACACGGATAAGGAAGTAGCCATGTATATCATGCGTTCCGACCTCGGTCCGAAGATTCTTTACGAGATGGCAACGAATCCGAAGATTGTTGAAGATTTGTTCGGCGAAAACGTTACGGAAATGGACCGTCAGTTCAAGATTCGTGAACTTGAAAACAAACTCAGAACCGCCATGGTTACTCCGGCAGCACCGGTTATCGGAAAGCCAGGAATCCAGGCACAACAACCAAACAGGGGTTCCATATTCGATTCTGACGACTCGGTATTGGAATATCTCAGAACACATTAATTTTTAAAAAGGAAATCATATTATGGCAGATAAAGTTCTCGGAAATGAATTTTCCAACAACAAGAAAGTTAAGCTCATCGCGGGCGAAGTTTATGACAACATGCCCTACACCAAGAAGGCTAAGTCCTACATGTCTCAGGGCGAACTCGAAGGAAAGAAGTATGGTAACACATATTCCATCTATCTTACCGACCCGGGTGAAGTTCACGATGGTCTCGAAGCCTCTCCGGACACCATCACTGAATACGAAGTTCCGGTAACTCTTAAGAACAAGAACACCTCCGTCGAACTCGACGCTTGGAATAAATTGGGCGACATCGAATCGTTCACCAACGAAATCGCTAAGCCTCGTGGCCGCAAATTGGCTCGTTCTGTTGAAAAGGAAGTCATCGAAGACACTCTTCCGAAGGCTTTCCAGGTGGTTGCCGGTTCCGCTAACTTCAAGACTCTTACCGACATGAGTAAGGCTCTCGACGAAGTTTCTATGGCTGGTACTAAGGTTACATTCGTTAAGCCGACTGTTGCTGGTACTATCGCTAACGGCGGTCTCGCAAACTTCATTCCGTCCGAAATTCAGTCCAAGATTTATAAGGACGCTTATTTGGGTCAGTATGCCGGTGCCTCCGTTATCGAAGACAACCTCATGCCGACTGTAGAAATCGCTGGTGACGAAACTGCTGCTTTCGCAGTTGCTAACGTTTCTGGTATCGGTTCTGAATCCGCTACTGTCGTTGGTTACAACGTTACTGGTTTCACTGGTGCTCCGAACACTCCGTTCAAGCTCGAAGGTGTTAAGATTGTCGGTCTCGACGGTATGGAAACCGACCAGGACTTCTATGTTATCGCCGACAAGAACGGTAAGATTCCTGAAGTTCGTATCGCTGTCCAGGGCCACAACGTCAACAACGCTAACGGCTGGGTAGAAACCGGTTCGTTCACTCCGTCCGCAACCCTCGCTGTTGCTTCCGGTAAGTATGCTCTCGCACAGTGCCGTGATGAACAGGCTGTTGGTTTCGACCAGTACAAGTTCAGTGACCTCCCGGGTTCTGAAAATGCTACTGAAACTGTTGGTAACGTCTCCGTTAAGGTTTCTACTTACGGCGATGGCAAGTACATGACGACTCTTACACGTCTTGACCTCCCATTCGCTTCTACGTTGCCAGAACCTCGCAGAGCAGTTGTTGGTTATATCAAGCTTTAATAACCTCTATAAAGTGATAAAAAGGTACCAGGATTATTCCTGGGCCTTTTTCTTTTTACGTTTTCTGCTAATTGAATACAATGTTCTCTGCCCACTTTGTCAACCATAAATAAATATGTAAAGAAATATATCTCGAGGTTTTAATGATTTCTGTAAATGCACTAATCAATGACTGTTTTCAGAAGTGCAGTCTCATCGGTGACGGCCAGAGCTGTAACGGTACACAGGCAATGAACGGCTTGAAGGACCTTCAGTCCGTCATAGCCGAATTAAATTCTAATAATCTGGTTCTTTCCGACGTGGAAGTTGCCGACGTTACAAAGGCCCTAAAGATTAAGATTATGGCCGAACTTCCAGAAGGCTGGCAGGACAACGTAAATCCAGTCGGAACATACGGAAGCGCCACGTTGAAAGTTATCCGATACGAAGGCAAAGTCTACGCATGGGAACAGGAAATTCCAGGTGACCCTTCTTCGTTGCACTGGGTTGAACGTAACGACATTATCTGGCCGGATCTTTTAATCAATCCTCTTCCTGACCGCATCCAGAACTTGGCACGTAAATTGGGCGAACGTTATGTAGGCCTCGTACCTGCCGATAAGGCTCTCTTGGATTCAAAGACAAAGTTTGGTCTTCCGGTATTTTATACTACAGAGACATCCATGGAAAGCGTGAAAGTCGGAAATACCAATTACGTTTACGAAGTGTTCAATATAGAAATCGACAGTAATCAGTGCCTCCAGTATCGACTCACATATCTCAAGGGAATTCCACAGTACAAGTTGAACGATAAATTATATTTCCCGGAACGCATCCTCACATTGTTAGAAGACGGTGTTTGCGCTAAGCTTTGTTTACGTTACAAGTTAATCGACATCAAGCAGTTCTTTGACGAAGAATACGCAAACGGAAAACAACTGTTGAAGCGTATCAATAACAACAACCGTCCAATGCTTTATACTGACATTCAAGGCGGAAGTTATCAGGATAGTTATTATAACGGATTTGCTCCGCGTGGCTGGTAAAAAAGGTATATTTACTGTATGAAGTACAATGAAAAATATAATAGATGGGTAAGTAAAGAGGGTTTGGTTTATCGCTATAGTAAAACCGAAGATAAGCTTATCTTGTGTAATACTCATGATAGTTTTGGATATGAAAGAATATCTTTGGCTGGCTCTACTCAGAAGTTAGTTCATAGATTAGTATGGGAGACTTTTAAAGGTGAAATTCCAGAAGGTTTAGAAATTGACCATATAGATAATAATCGTAAAAATAACGAATTAGATAATCTACAACTAGTTACTCGCGCAAAAAATGAAAAACTTAAATATGATAGAGGATATTCTGCTACTAATGAATCTCGTCAAAAAATAAGTGAAAAAATACATAATAATTGGCTAAATAATAAACCAAATGGTTTTTTTGAAATTGGTGAATTTGGTAAAAGGTTTATTGAATGTTATGGTAAAAGTGATATTCCATTATATAAACGACCAGAATATCATAGGGAACACATGTATTTCAAAAAACATGGATGTTTAAAGGGAGAGTTAAATGGCA